CGAGGGGGAGCGGCTCCCTAATTATACTATAAGGAGCTTTCCATGGCTTACGTTTTAAACGAAACCATTGAAAATGGATCTTCTCGATCCATTTATGGTTTTAGGTCATCGTCTGGTGGATCAAATCCACCTAAGAACGATAAATCAACGACTTGTGATACCACAAGAACATTGTATAATCCATTCGAATTTACTATCGATTGGCGTCCTAAAACTGTGAAAGTTAGGGAACGGCGCTATTATTCAAAGGATAAAAAGCGTTATATATACAGAATCGTTAAAAGATCTGTACCCTTTCCCTTTTACCAGTTTGCCAAGCAAACGAGGACCGTAACTGAATGGTCTCTCATATATAGAGCTGGCATAAAAAGTGTTGCTGCTGCTCGTGGTTCGAAATTTGAACTTGAGCAAATCGGCCTAAGGATGTCCTGGCTAAAGAAAGCTTTAGCCAAGGGTCCTAAAGGTTGTAAGGCGCTTCAAAATAGAAGCCCTAGGGAGCAACATCATGTAATAGCTCAAGTTTCAACACTTGATTCGTGGCCAATAGGCCCTCATGAAAATACTTTTTCTGCAACAACTGCTGCAGGATCTAAGACTTTAAACATGAATGTTGGTAATTTCTCTTACTACGGTTATCATTACCGTTTTTGGGAACCACCAATTGCTATTCCATATACTGGTGATGTACGTTCAGTGACCGATACTCCTAAACAGTTGCTCTTCAAAGGGCAACTGTCGGAGGATTTGGTTTCCACTCCTCTATCAATCATTACAGATCAAAATACGATCGGTACAGTTACAGCTATGCTGTGGCCTGATTCTGGAGATTTTGAGGATTTGAATGCTAAACCTCTTGTAGATATAGCTGAGATGGTTTCTGATGGGCAATACCCATTAGGACCACCTCCAAGTCCCGAGGATGCGTACAATAGAATTAAGAATAACGCACTGACAGATATCAACTTCGCTGCCATTCGCAAAACTATTGACTTTGCTGCTAATGCATGGCTCTGGAAAACTTTGGTTTTAGAACCAATTGTTTCATCAGTAGCTGGGCTAGCGACATCAGTCAAGGCGAATGATAATGCGGTTGAGAGCTTCAAAAAAGAAGCTCTTAAAGGTGATTGGATGCAAGGGAAGAAACTTCGATTATTTGAAGATATTTCTAAGTGTCTCGGAACAAATCTGAGTTATGATGAGAGTAAATCTCATTTTACCACAGTGGGTGTATTTCTCAACTTTGAGTATGCATCTGCTGATATGGCAGTGAACGTTAAAGTAGAAAAAGCTGAAGCAAACGCAACTTTTGTTTATAAGTTGTCGGAATTTGACGGTAACATGATGAATACATCAGGTATGTTATTAAGTTCATTTTTTAATAGACTTTCATCAGGTTTTGATGAGATCTTCTATAACTTAATACCGCTTAGCTTTGTCTACGGTTGGTTTAGGACGGATATTAGTGGTGAATTGAATCTTAATAATAAGATTTATATGCCAGTAAGTGACTGGAAATTAACACTTTCTTACTCACTTAAAACTAAGTTAGAGATGACAGAATCTGCCATGCTTAAAGCAAGTACGCATCATAAAAGGTATAAAAACCGAGATGCTCCTGTTTATCCTCCTATTATACAACCATATAAACCTATCGACTACTGGGGTGGCAACTACTATTATAGATATGTAGATACTCAAGTCGCTCCTCTATATCAACAAGCTGTTGAAGAGGTAACATATTACCGCAGAATAGTATACGATAGGCCTACCCGACGGACCGATTTCTCATCTGGTGTTGGAATCCAGTGTTTGGATGTAACGCCTAATGACCCGCTTGATACGGGTAAATCGATCACGCTTGGAGCTCTAATATGGAGCTTCTTATCATAAACGCAATTATTTTTTGCATTTACTATCGGGTGAATCATAACACCCCTACAAAGGATTAAATATGATTAAAAGAGAAAATTTAACAACTGGAACAAAATACTCGAACTCTATGGGCGAAAGTGCCTTTGTTGGTTCAAGAATCGAAGGTAAGCAACGTGTAACAACGTTGAAGATCGACGTGCCTTATGAAGATGCGATTACGGGAGAAAATTTCTCAGTATCGTATACTGTTAAGCTTAGTGTTCCAGTTAAAGCACTTCCAGGTGACTATGCGGCAGCTGTTGAAAAATCTGCTTCATATGTAACCGCTGAGCTCCCTGATGCTGCAAATCGCGCATCTTTGGCTGCTGGTGCAATTGAATGGACAATCGACGATATAGCTAATCCATAATGGACTAGCTATGAGCAATTTAATGCTATTTATAGTCATTGTCTCTGCTTTTCTACTAATAAGTAGACCTATTTGGTCTTTCTTTATGCCAGTATAACTGGTCAACATTATGTGTAATTCACATGATGGGCTAAATGCCCCTAATCCAAAGGATATAAAATGTCAACAAGTAGAAAAACTAAAAAAAGATTACACACAGATCGCAAAGCTAACACTAATGGTGTTACTAACCCAGAGCTCCCTAAAGCAAAATTCAATAAAAAATTGGATAAGCAAGGAGCGGGCTCTAGACAAGAGTCTAGAGGATCTAGAGGTAAAAAAGCAAATGGAAGCAAAGAAGTTGCGAAGGCCCAGAAATTATCTAAACCTAAACAGCATCAAATTAAATCCATTGCAAACGCAGCGCGGAATCGTGCGAAAAACCTTAAACCTGGTGAAAAGCTTTTTAAGAGCTTAACAGGTATTTGGCAATTGCCCAATATCCGTCCATTGAGTGATGATTTTATTGTAGACAGCATTTCAAATGTTAGATGCAATGAATTATCATATTGGCCTGCTCAAATGATTAGGCAGGCTAGGACTTGTGCTTCTATTGGTTCGAAGTTTAAAACTTCAACACCACTCCAAAGCTTCGAAGAAGCTGTTAAGGAGTTCATTGATATACAGGCAGATGTGCCTGTTATCGGACATAGATATACACAATTAGTTGCAGATAAGATATCTGAAATGTTCCACGGTTTTCCTTACCAAGAGGTAAAGGATCTAATAGAGTCCACGGAAAGAGAGTATGTTATAACTAACGGATCCTCTTATCCACCGTTGTTAGCACCCATAATAAAAGGTGTTAATGGCAATGCTGAATTAATTGCAGCTATGGCTGCTGGGGAAAGCATAAAACTCTCCACATTCAACATTTTAGAATGGACCACCGGTATTGGTGATGGTAAATTGACTAAAGTTCCAAAGAACTATAAGAAATATAGAATTATCACCATTACATCACGTGAGTTTATCGATAAGCAATATGTAGCTAACGATAGATTGCGTGACTGGATCACAATTTGGTCAAGAACTTCTAATCACATCACTCAATTTGATGATCAATCAATTCAGTGGTCTCTACTTAAAGAGAATTATTCCACTATTGATTTGTCGAGTGCTTCTGACCGAATATATCTGTCGTATGTAGAAAAAGTTTGGCCTGAGTTCTTGGAATATTTTGGTGAGTATTTACCAAAAAAAGTTGTGACCGATAAAGGTCGCATTATTCCACTTACTTGTATTGGAACTCAAGGCTTTCCGTTAACTTTTACAGTTATGGCTATAATAACAGGTGCTATTGTATCTGCTGTCAAAACTACTAGTTTGCCTTCGGCAAATTACGGTGATGATATAGTCTGTGCGGAAATTGATTTTCCAGAGGTTTTTACTGCTTTAGAAGCAGCTGGCCTCAAAGTCAACAAACGGAAGACGTTCAGATCTTCTAATGGATTCTTAGAATCGTGTGGTTGTGACATGATGTTTACCAGTAATGGTCCACGAAATGTAACACCTATTCACCTTCGTGGTGAAAGCGATATTGAAATTATCCAATTTTTCTACCAATTATTGCAAGCTGACTTGATCAAGGTCGAGCAGGCTACAAGGCTGCTTGACCAGCTA